AAGGCAATTGCAGATTATCAAAGAGCTCTTAATTTAACAAAAGACATTAAGAATATTAATTCGCTGCTAAGAACTGAGATTAGGATTAAAGATTCAATAATCAATTCAAAAGGAACTGTTGTTAGCCTAACTGATTCTACTTCAACAATTAATTTTGATGATACAAAAAATTGGGATAAATATAACTGGAGAAGATTCAATGCAACTGTTGATGTTTTAAGAAATAAAAAGACTAATACTCTTTCAGTTACTTCTAGTCGATTTGATTTTGAACAAGGTATTGAATTAAAAGCCGCAATCTTAAATGAAAACGGAGTTAATTCTTTAAAGATAACAACACCTTACCCTGGAATTGAATTTACAAATATTGAAAATATTAATTTAGTTAATGATAAACTAAATCAAAAAAACGAAAAGAAAGCTGGGTTTTCTATTGGAATTGGCGCTGGATATGGAATTAATTTAATACCAAATAGCATAATAACGGTAGGTCCTCAAATTGGAATCGGATTATATTGGTCCCCAAAATGGCTTAGATTTTAAAAAAGTATAAAGAAATGGCAAAATCATCAAGATTCCTAAGAATAGACGATGACGTTCTAATGGAATTCATCTATCACGATCAATCAAATGTAGATTTGGTAAAGATCGAAAATGATAATAATGGAAGTCAACTTAAGTATTTGAATACTGTTGACGGTGATGATAGTGCTTCTAGATTTTTAATTCACGAACTTGGAGCTGATGTTGTAGAATTTACAGTTACTACTTCAAATGGATATATTGTTGTAAATAATTTCGCAAGTAGACAATTATTACTTTCAAACGGAAAGACATACAAATTCGACTTAACAGATTCTAGTATTGATAACATTGCTGGATTTAATATTCCAAACGGTAATGGATATTTAGTAGGACAGATCTATGTTTATACTCCAACAACTAATGGTAAATATTCTTATGAATATACAAACCTTGCAGGTACTACATTTATTGGAGGTCAAATTGAAGTTTCAAATAGAGCAAACTCATTATTCTCAGTTCCATTAGCACAAACTGGAAACGATATTAAAACAGCAGCCGGAGAAATTGGAAGATATTATGCAGTTCCTACAGGCATCGAAGGTACAATGGCTCTTCTTACAAATGGATTAGATTATTTAGATTCTACTGAATGGTTAGGTACCGATACTTCTGGACTTACAGTTGTTCCAACGAATGATGTTCAAGCAGTATGGTATGACACTATAAAATTACACCTAAGAACTGGATATTCTTTCAGTGGACGTGGATATGATGGTTTCTTATTTCAAACGAAAATTAAAAGAAATTCTGGAGTCTATAATTATTTTAACTCTACAGTTTACTTAAATAGTTCAAATTTTGAGATTCAAAATCCAAATCCTTTTATATTAGGAGAAACTTCATATTCAAAGTATATTGAGATCAAAGTTCCATCGTTGGTTCAAATGTTTTCAAGTAATACAAACGAAGAATTTAAAGATACTTTCTTTGGTACTCAAGGAACATTAGGTTCGATTTCAACTTCAATAAACTACGAATTTGATTTTAAATTAATCAGTAGCGTTTTTACAGATAATGGATACGAATACATAAAATTAGGAGAGGGAAAATCAATAGTACTTCCAAGAGAAGATGAATTTGTCGACCTATCAGTTAATATAGAACATGCGACTGATGGAGATTACTTCAATATCTTTGGAACAAAAGATGGATCTATCGCTGGATTTGAAAACTATATTAATACTAGAATGCAAACTTCAGGAGATGATTTAACAGTTTTCTACGAAGTTCAAGTAAGCGAGCAATTGGGTCTTAATTATATTAATACATTTACAAATACATTTACGCAAACTGCTGAATTTGATAAACCAATTGTATTCAGACCAGTAATTATGAACTCTTCGATTTCAAGTAACTTTTTACTAAGTGTTAATATGAGAGTTTATAATGAAACAGATAATACTCAAATTGTAAAAACAGCTTCTTTAATATACGGACAACCTAAAAAATACGGTAAGAAATTATTAAAGTTAAACTTAAATTCAAACTTCTCACCAACAGTTGTTTATAATACACTTCCAAATACAAGTGTTAATAGAGAACTTAACTCGTTTGTTAACTCTATTAGACCAACAGTTGGAGAAACTAAATATGTTCCTGTAGCCCTTGACACTTATGGTATTATGGCTGGAAGTACTGGAGTTACTATAGATGGCGCAAATACAAACTCAACAAACGGTTTTGTATATGAGAAAGAAGGAGTTGGAACTATTAATCTTTCAAAAGTATCAGATAACTTTGTTAAATTTAAAGTTGTTCAGCCAGATGGAGATACTTTAAAGTCTATTAGTTTAGTAAATGCTGAAGATATGGTTCTAATTATTAAAAGTGGAACTATTGAACAAAGAATCTCACACGACCCTGGATTTCCAGGAGTAGATATGGGAGCTGGAGAAGTTTTCTTTAAAATACCAAAGGCAGTTGCAGTTAGATTTGATCAGTCAGACACTAATCAATATGCAGATAAATTTTACATCAATATTAAAAATGGAAGTACAGAATCATTATTGTACTTTGGAAATGTTAACATCGTATAATGATTTTAAACAGTAGAAATAATTTATTCAATTTTAAATTCCCAAGGACTTTTATTCCTAAGGAAGTTGCTGACAAGTATCGAAAGTATTTGAATAGAATGCCAGGTAATTTAATTACTGAACCAATTGATTTTGTTAACTACTCAATTCAAGGCGTAAATATGCCAGGAGTTTCATTTGATCCGATACAGGTTTCTCCAAATGATGGTACAATAACATATCATAGAGGAGCTATTCCAATACAGAATACAATTGATCGTCAGTTTAAAGTTACAATGCAACTACTAGATGGTTACATTAATTATTGGATTCTGCAAGATACTCTTCTTTATTATTATTCAAAGGCAGTTAGAGAACCTTGGATTAACGATATTAAACTTCAAATCATGGATGCTGAAGGAATTCATATCATCAGTGCCGTTTTTGAAAAGCCAATTATGAATTCTATTTCTGAACTTGATTTGAATATGAGTTCTAACGTTGCAGAATTTACAACATTTGATGTTAACTTCTATTATAATAAATTTAATTTAGCATTAGAAATAGATTAAGATATATAAGTATATGAAAACATTTTTAGATTACATGGCTGAAGAGAACATAACTCCAGTCGAATTACAGATATTAAATGAATCTCTTCAAACTGAGTGGACTGAAGAACTAGAAGCTAAAGTTGATGCAGCTTTAGAAGAGTTCTCAAAGACTTATAAGAATGAAGACGGAACTTACAATGTACAAAGATTCAACGAAGAGATTACTAATGAAGGACTTTTAGGTAGTATCTTTGGAGGTCTTGCTGGTTTTGCTCTTGGTAAAACTATCGGTAAAACTGTTGCAAATATCCTAGGAATTCAAAGTGGTGTAATGTACGATATGTTAACTTCAAGATTAGTTGGTGCCGCTCTTGGTGCTTCTCTTGGTAAATAATTAGTACATGAATTTTGTAACAATTGACTTTTCTTTAAATTCTCCAGGTATTTGTATCTTTTCAGATAACAAGTACAATTTTATTGGGTATTTAAAACCAGGTACTGGAACTAAAGCAGAACAAAAGATTCAAGAGGAATTAAATCTACTTGAAGATACACAGATCTCTCATCAACCAGACTGGACTAATAACGAAGCTTATTCTAAAAGCGAGATGATTAAGATCCAAAGACACACTCAAACCGCAAACGATATCATTAATATGATTATTGAAATTGCAGGCAATGAAACTCCTTTTGTGATTGCTTTTGAAGGTTCTTCTTATGGTTCTTCTGCAGGAACTAATAATATTATTGACATGGCTGCCGGAGCCGCAATCTTAAAGATGGAAATGATGTCGAGGCTTGAAGTCTTAGATATGATGACAATTGCTCCTTCGACAATTAAGAAACATGCTGGAAAGGGTAACATGAAAAAAGACGAACTTTGGGTTAAATTCCTGGAAAATGTTCTTAATGATTCGTCATTGGAAAACTCGTCACTGCTTGCATTCTGTCAATCTCAAATCGGGTTCGTTAAAAAAGTTCCAAAACCAATGGACGATTTAGTCGACGCCTACTTCTTAAATCACTTAGCTAGAAGTTTATTTTACCCAGAGGCTTAAAGACTTTAGTTATATTCACTATGTGGGTTTTTGTTTCAAAAGTACTTAAAAATATTTTATAAACAAAAAAGAGAGTCTTCAGATGTCACGATTCCCGAATAAAAAAGATATATATTATTATAGAAAGTGAAACAAAATTTTCATTCTCTATATAACTATCATAAGTTAATTAAAGGGCCCTTAAAAACTTAGAACAATTAAAGTATTAACAAAAATTAAAGCAATTAAAGACATGGCAGAATTTGACATTTTTAATCTAGGAGTTTCCGATGTTGAAACTCACGAAACACAAGCTTCATCTGGAAGCGATCTTTACAAACCTACAGCAGACGATGGTAAAGATGGAACATACAAAGCAATGATTCGCTTCGTTCCGAACCCTTCAAACCCAAGAAATTCATTAGTAAAAAAGTACGTACATTGGTTAACAAACGCTAATGGTGACGGTAAAATGGTTGACTCTCCATCTACAGTTGGTGACAAATGCCCTATCGCAGACGTATTCTTTAAATTACGTAAAAGTGATTCAGCTGTTGACCGTAAAATGAGTGATAAACTTAAAAGACGTGAACAATATTTCGCTCTTGTTAAGATTATTAAAGACCCACAAAATCCAGAATTGGAAGGGCAATACAAAATCTTTAAATTTGGTTACAAAATCAAAGAGAAAATTGACGAAGAATTAAAACCAGCATTTGGTGAGCCAACTCAAGTATTTGACTTATTTGCAGGTAAAAACTTTGAGTTAATTATTACTCGTCAAGGAGATTTTAACAACTACGATAAATCTAAATTCTCTTCTAAAACGAGTCCAATCGATATGAATGGTACTCCAGCAGAAAGAAATGCAGAAACAATGGGAACTATTAAATCTGAATTAGAAGCAGCTCCAAGTTTAGAACCATACGAATACAAAGCATGGGATAATGAAACATTAGATTTCGTTAATAGTATCTTAAGAAACTATTTAAACCCAGGAGATTCTTTAGATAACGTGGTTAACAAACCAGCAGCTAAAAAAGCTCCAGCTAAAACTGAAAAAGTAGCCGAATCGGCTAATGGATCTTCAGATTTTGAATTTCCTGAATCAATGACATCAAGTCCAGCTTCTACTAACGTAGATTCATCAGACGACTTAGATGATTTCTTAAATGATTTAGATATTTAATATAATTTAGGTAAGATTAGAGGGTCAAGTGTAAACTTGGCCCTTTTTTCCTATATAATAAGATATGCAAAATCAAAAAATAACAGAGGAACTTAAAGCAAAAATCAGAAGCTTAGTAAAACAAGCAATTGTAAAGGCTCATCATGAGTCAAGCAAGCATATGATTAAAGAGATGCCTGGTAGGATTACAATGGCATGTCCTTATTGCGGTGACTCAAGTACTGACCATAAAAAGAAACGTGGAAACTTGTATTGGGACACTTTGCAATACCATTGCTTTAACTGTTCTACTCACTCAAATGCATATCAATTATTAAAAGACCATCACATCAAGTTTCAAAGTACCGATGATTCCATCCAAGTTATTGATTACATTCAAGAACATAAAATGGAAACTAATGACATTGAAGTTCTTGAACATGATGTATTTAAACTAACACATGATTTATCTCCAACAAGAGCTCAAGTTAGAGAATGGTTTGGATTTAAAGAAATCGAAGCTGGAGATCCAGCATTCTTTTATTTAAGAAATCGTTTATTGTCTAATAAATTAGACAGATTTATGTATTCTCCAAAAGACAAAAGAATTGTTGTATTAAATTTAGCACCACAAGATAAAGTGATCGGGTTTCAAACCAGATCCCTTGTAAAGAAAGTAAATTCTCGTTATTTAACATACGATCTTGAAAAGATATATGAAGAGGCAAAGCTGGAGTTGACCTTAAGTGAAGAAGAATTGGTAAGTGTTAAGAAGCTTTCAACTCTTTTTGGAGTTATGCTTGTTGATTTTCAGAGAGAAGTTACGATGTTTGAAGGACCTATCGATGCGATGTTTATTTCAAATTCAATAGGACTTGCAACCGCTGGTCGATCAACTACCGAATTCGATGAGATACCGACAATTAGATATATGTTCGATACTGATACTACCGGTAAAAAGAAGATGATGGAGAAACTTAAAAGAGGAAAGAAGATTTTTACATGGGAAAAGTTCTTTAAAGATACTAAAATTGATTTAGAATGGGAAAAGTTCCTATCGAAAATTGATAAAAATGAAAGGGATAAATATCCTAAACAAATAGGTGATTTAAACGATTTAGTTATTGCTGCATGGATTACAAAGAATTCATGTCTATCTAAAATAAATGATTATTTTTCGGATTCAAAACTTGATGCATATCACTTATGATAAAAAAAGATTTTTTACAAATGATCGAAGAGCAATTCGAAGACTTTGAAAACGAAAGAAACAAGAGAAAAAACCTAAAGATGATTATTGATTTT